TGAATTTGATAATCTAGATTCAACATATGACTTCTTTAATAAACTGCATAAGCCGAAAGAATCACGGTGGGATTGGAAAGCTAACTGAAGCTCTCTTTTGGTTGAATAAACCTATTATAACGTTTTTTATGAAATAAGTAAACCTTAAAAAAAGTTATTTACATATGTGATTAAATAGAGTATAATATACATTATGAAAGAAGAAGAACCAGCTAAAAAACCAGCTAAGAGAGTACGTCGTGCCAAAGAGCACTATGTCAATAATAAAGAATTTTCCCAAGCAGTCGTCGATTATGTTAACAATGTTAATGAATCTCGTGCAGCAGGAAAAGAAGAACCAGTAATTACTGATTATATCGGTAGATGCTTTTTAAAGATAAGTGACGGTCTATCCCATAAACCAAACTTTATTGGATATACATACAGAGAAGAAATGGTAATGGATGCAGTAGAAAATTGTATCAAAGCTATTATGAATTACAACGTTGAGAAAGCAACTCGCACAGGATTACCTAACGCGTTTGCATACTTTACTCAGATATCATATTATGCCTTTCTTCGAAGGATCGCAAAAGAAAAGAAACAACAAGATATTAAAGAACGATACATCGCCTATGCAGGTGCAGATGCTTTCGCTGACTTTGATTCTGAAATGCCTACTGCGCAATCAGATAATATTATAGGCACTATTCGTGCAAAGAATCAATCGATTAAGGATAAAGATTTGGCTCTTAAAGAGTTTAAAAAGAAAAGTAAGAAAAAAGATAAACCAAGTGGTATAGAACTTTTCTTTTAGTATTATATATGAGCAAACTTGCTGTTTTAAATGACACCCACTTTGGTGTTAAGAATGGGTCGGCTATATTCATGGACTATGCCTCGAAGTTCTTTGATGAGGTATTCTTTCCATATTGTGTAGAGAATGACATAAAACAAATTATTCACTTAGGTGATTTCTTTGACCATCGTAAATACGTTAACTATAAGGTGTTAAAACATTCTTATGAGTGCTTCGTATCAAAGCTATACGAGTATGATATGACAATGGATATTATTCCAGGGAATCATGACGTATATTGGAAGAATACAAATACACTTAATTCTCTCGAAACAATACTTAAACAATACTCTGATCGCATTAATATCCATATGCATCCGAATGATAAGGAGTTTGATGGATTAAGTATTGGCTTCCTTCCATGGATAACTCAAGATAATCATGACGAGTGTATGGACTTTATAGCGAAATCTAAATCGTCTATTATAGCATCACACCTCGAGTTACAAGGATTTGAAATGGGTAAAGGTTTGCCTGTTGCTTCACATGGATTGAATAGAAGTTTATTTGCTCGTTATGAAATGGTTCTATCGGGTCATTACCATACTCGTTCCTGCCAAAACAATATACACTATCTTGGAACACAGATGGAGTTGACGTGGTCAGATGCTGGAGATCCTAAATACTTTTATACACTTGACACTCAAACACGAGAGTTAACACCGATAAGAAATAAACATGTACTTTTTCGCAGAATAAGGTATAATGATACAGAGACAGAAACAATAACAAAAGAAGACGTACAAGGAACATACGTTAAAGTAGTAGTAGTTGCAAAGAAAGACTTATATGAATTCGATAAATTTATTGACCGCATCCAATCTTATGAACCGTTTGAAATTAAGATTGTTGAAACATTCGACGAATACGCAGGAGAAAATGTCAACGACGATACAGTATCTACACTCGACACACCTACATTACTTAATACTTATGTCGATTCTATAGAAACAGATCTTGAGGCTGACAGATTAAAAACAATGTTACAAGAACTATTCGTAGAAGCACAACAGCTTGAATCTATATAATGCTTATATTTGAATCTATATCATACCAGAATTTTCTTTCAACTGGTAATACACCTACCGTTATACCATTAAATAAAGACTCTGCAACTCTCGTTGTTGGATCTAACGGTGCTGGCAAGTCTACGATGCTAGATGCTATATCGTATGCATTGTTTGGTAAGCCTCATCGTAATATCAATAGACCACAACTTATTAATAGTATCAATAATAAAAAGTTATTGGTTGAAGTAAAGTTCTCGATTGGTCCAAATTCATATCGTGTTGTACGTGGTATGAAGCCAAACATATTTGAGATATATCATAACGGCAATCTTCTTAATCAAGAGTCACACAGTCGTGACTACCAAAAGGTCTTAGAAACCAATATCCTCAAGTTAAATCACAAATCATTTCATCAAGTTGTTGTTCTAGGTTCATCTAACTTTATTCCATTCATGCAGCTTCCTTCGCATCAACGAAGAAATGTTATTGAAGATCTACTTGACATTGGTGTGTTTACGAAGATGAATATGCTTGTCAAAGATAGATACTCAAAGACAAAGAGCGATATACTTGACACAGATCAGCAGCTTAATATTATTAAAGAACAGATTGCTCTACAGAAGAAGCATATCAATGATCTAAAGAATATCGATATTCAGCAATCTACAAAGGCTCTTAAGCAGATCGATACGATGCAGACAGAGGTTGATCTACTTGAATCACGTAATGAGGAACTACAAGAAAAATATAATTCAGTCGAACCAGAATGTTTGAACTGTAAAAATGCTGCAACTGATAAACAATCGTCACTTAATGAATATAAGATTCGAATAACCACGAACATTAAAAAGGTTGTAAAGGATGCAAAGTTCTTTGAGACAAATGATTGTTGTCCAGTTTGTGATCAATTGATTAGCGAAGAGTTTAAGGTTACCAAAAAGAAAGAATCACAAGAGAAGGCACAAGAACTTAGTGAAGGCTTAAAGACTCTCGAAGATAAAATTAAGGATATTAATTCAAAGGTTGAAGCAGCAAACAACGAGTATGCAGCCATTCAAGATATACTAACAGATATTAGATCGAATCAGAATCTTATCAATAACTTGCATAAGCAAATGAATGATTTGAAGAAACAGAATAATTCAACAAATGAATTAACCGATACTACAGAAGCTGAGTCAGATTTAGAAGATAGAAAAGTTCAATACGAAGAGATGTTAGATAACAAATCATCTCAACTCGAGACGCGTACATATTACGAAGCGATAGGCGAAATGCTTAAAGATACTGGTATTAAAACAAAGATTATTCGTCAGTACCTTCCAGTGATGAACAAGTTGATTAACAAGTATCTTAATATCCTTGACTTCTTTGTGAAGTTTGACTTAGATGAATCATTTAACGAAACGATTAAGTCTCGTCATAGAGATGAGTTTAGTTATGCTTCATTCTCAGAAGGTGAAAAGACTCGAATTGATTTGGCACTTCTGTTCTCTTGGAGGCAGATCGCTAAGATGAAAAACTCAGCGAATACCAATCTACTCATTTTAGACGAAACATTTGACTCATCCCTCGATGTGGATGGTGTAGACAATCTTCTTAAGATTCTATATAGTCTAAAGGAAGATAGCAATGTCTTTATCATATCTCACAAGAAAGATGTGCTCGATGGCAAATTCCCAAGTAGGATCGAGTTCGAGAAAGCAAATAATTTTAGTAGAGTATCAAAGAGTGAGTTACTATAAGAAAGATACTGCTAATAACGTGATTGGTATTACACAAATCAAGCAGAAACAAGATCCACAACAGGTTGATGACGAAATATTTAGGGGATATTTTATGTCATGTTTAGCTCCACAGGTCAAGTCTGAGTATGATGTCGACATTGAATATGGTACATATCAGAATATCATAGACCAAATTTGTGATATTTTGAAAGGTTTCTCGGAAAAAAGTCCTAAGTAGTTGGTATTCAATAAGATAATTAGGGTGTACATATTGCTGGTTTATGGTATAATAGATCCATAGTTAATTATGGAAAGTATATTAGATCTTCAAAATCAGTCGTCTCTGGCCAAGCTATTGGCTACTGAGAACATTACTGTTACTCACAACAAGCGTCTATCGACTGCTTACTTCGACGTTAAGAATCGAGTGCTTGGTCTTCCAGTTTGGAAGGATCAAGGTAAGGTTGTATATGACATGCTTGTAGGCCACGAGGTTTCACACGCATTGTATACACCTCATGCAGAGTTCGAAAAGTTTCTTGAAGACGAAGGTCGTTCTCACTTTGATATCCTTAACATTGTTGAAGATATTCGCATCGAGCGTTTGATCAAACTCAAGTACGCTGGAATGCCTCGCATTTTCAATGGAGCTTACAAGAAATTAGTCGAAGGTGACTTCTTCAAGGTTGAAGGTAAGAACATTGATGAATTGAATTTTCTCGATCGTCTCAACCTTCGTGCAAAAATTGGTCCTCACTCTGACATTCCTTTGTCTGACGAAGAGCTTGCAATTTACAACAAGTGCCTAAAGGCTGAAACATTCGAAGATGTGATTGAACTCTACCACGAGATCAAAGAATTTATTGCTGAAGAAGCCAACAAGAAAATCAAAGATGACTCAGACGAATCTCCTTCTGACAATCAAGAAGGTGACGAAGGCATTAGCGAAGACGCTGAAGGTGATGACACTGAAGGTGATGACACTGAAGAAGATGAAGGCTTTGGTTCTACTAGTGATGGTCAAGAATCTGATGATGATTCTGACGATGGCGAAGAAGCTGAAGGTGAATCTGCTGAAGGTGACGAAGGTGATGCCGAAGCATCGTCTGAAAACATTAAGTCTGATGACGATGACGAAGAATCAACTGGAGAATCAACTTACACTGATGGTGCTGGCGATGCTGCTGACATAAATGAAGACGACACTCTTGATGAAGAGTACAAGTCTGAAACACTCAAAGCTTTTGATGAAAATATTC